TGTGGATTCCGACCTTATTGGTTTGGTGATAGATACCTGCAAGAAAGCACTATTTGAAAAGTGGGGTGAAAATTCCCTGTGGTCAAAAGTGTGTGATTGGTGGTATTGGTTCGCTATAAATCCGATATTTATGGTGCAGGGAACCACCGCATGGCAGAAAAAGGTGGAACATGGGTTGATGACAGGTGTGCCTGGAACGACCCTATTTGATACATGTAAGTCCATATTATCTTGGGAGTCCCTAATCCAGAAACTTGAAGGTTCAAATGAATTATCTAAAATCCTGGACAAGAAGTTTGTAACTGCGTATATGTTGAAGGAATGTGGCTTGGAGATCAAGGAGGGAACCTACGAACCAGAGGTTTGTTTAGAGAACCCAGAAGAAATTCTGGGGTCTGGTGGCTTTTTAACCTCCCACAAGTTCCTGGGAGTGCAGATTCAGATGAGGCAGTATAAGGGACAAGACGTGTATGTTCCGTTTGTGCCAGAAGATGAAATTCTAGCCCAAATTCTTGCACCGAAGGACAATCCGCTCATTGCGAAGAAAATGTCGATTTGGAGCAAGCAAAGGCTGGAATTTGATAGATGCAGAGGGATTTATATCACAAGTGCTTTTGCCCATGAAAAGGCAACTTCGCTGATACACAACATCGTAAATTCCCTTCCGGGAGGACCGATATTGATGGCAACTCAGTTTGAAAATGGACAACCCCCCGAAACAATTCTGTTACCGGAATTTCAGTTCCCTAATTCTAGTGGATTCCCCACTTACGACTTTGTAATGAAGCTGTATGGGGAGTTTGAGGATGATGGTGAATTTGTTCCGATGTTTACGAATTTGGAAGGAGATGTGGCTAGTGCCATTGGAAGTCTGAGGAATGCAAAATTGAGTATGAGACCCCCAGATGGAGAGGGAATTCGGGATGTGTGTGTAGTTCCAGCGGAAAGAAAAGACTATGATTTCCCCGGCCTTCTGGACACGAACAAGGATCATCCTGTTGCTGCGCCGAAGCTAAAGGATCCCAACAAATTTACGACAACCCGGAGAGTGGATGATGGTGAGCTTGGTAAGCCCCAAATATTCCCAAATCTAGAGGAGTCGTTAATGCGTCTGGCGCTGGAAGCGGAAGCATGTGATGACGTTTTGGAGATGAGAGACGTTGAACGAGTATTTGGGCTGACCCCAGATTTGG